CTGTTGATTCGCTTGTAGATATTTCTACATTACGATGAGATGGTTCGAGGCTTTCTTCATTGAAAGTTTTGAATTATCCCTAGTTATTGGCGTAAACGGGTTAATGTTCGATGAATCGTGATGGTTCATCTCAAGTTAAAGTGGACGGTTAGCCTTTATGGTAATTATGTCTTCAGGAATCCGGTTTTTCAGACCCTATTGTCCACGATAACTTACCCGGGAATAGTTTTAAGAACTCTTCCGCTCTTTGCGATGCACTATGGAGACGCGAGAAGATAACTTTCCCTGATGTCCTGGAAAAGACTATTCCAGTTCAAAATTTCTCTTTGTAAGGGAAATCTAGGGGTATCATAAGAACTCCGATTCTTTTCAATTCCTGATATGGTTTTGCCATCGACATTGGTCCATTTTATCTTTATAGTGTATCAGGAAAGAACGGTCTTTGTGCCTCTGAGTGTTTTGCCATGGCTCATATTTGGGATCCTATCTTTGATGAAGACAGGAATAATTTAGAGCATTACACTTGCATCATTTCATCTATGGTGCCAAATGGTACTCTCCCTGAATTAACCAGCTTCTAAAGCGTTGCTCGACAATATGGTTTCTTGGGAGAAGTATTTTCGGAGATCGGTGAAGATTTCGTCAGGTATTTATCTGAGGGTTTTAAGAGTAACTCAAGCCTGCGAGTGTCTTTGCTCTGTCTTAGATCGGCTGATCCCGATGTAGACGGTCATTGTGTCATCCTCATCCCCAAGCACAAGACCAAGGTCCCGATTAGGTGCAACGATACAGGTGTTGCCCTAGAGATCCCTAGGATGCTTAATCGCAGTTTATCATAGAATGATTTATCCTAGGAACTAAATAGAGCTAGCTTTACCGCTTTGCTCTATAAGATCAGATCTGAGAGTTTGGATTTTGTAGTTTCACTGAAGACCTATTTAAAACCTCGGCTCGTCATCAGAGATGACTCCATTGACCATTGTGTGGACTAATTGAGAATCAAGTTTAATCATGATGGAGTATCTTATGATGATCTTTTAGATCAGCTGGTCCATTCTTCTGTCTTTATTCAGAACGATATTCCTCAACAGTTGATCGATCTCAGGGAAGATAATTGACAACCTCTTGTCTGAGAATCGTTGCCGCCAGTTTAAGTTACCAGGATAACCAAAACAGGTAAGAAGAAAGATGCTAGAGCATCTGGTGGCAATAGAGAAGTGGCTAGACAACTCAAATTCTAAGAATCAGCCACTGCTCCTGCAGTTTCAGTCAAGGTTAAGGCTAGGAAAAATAAAAAGAAAGTGGCAACCAAAATCTCTCGCCAGGCTGAAGCAGGAGACGACTCTAAATTTGTTCCTAACGTTAGTGATTTTAAGGTTTGATTAGCTAGGGTTAGCTCCAACCCAGAGATCTGAAAGAATTTAATAGATTGATCTGAAGACTATAATTAGAAACTCAAAGATCCATCTTTTAGACTGTCTCACAACCGACGATGTCGGACCAAGCTAGTGGCCCATTGGCTCCACCTTGAATTATCAGATCGATCACCTAGCGTAGAGGAAGAGGATATGATGAGCAATTTTCTCTACAGCTGTTTCATTGCAAAGGATACTTTGTTCAATCCTCACCCTCTGTCTTATCAAATCACTAGTCTTCCTAGAATGTTCTACGATCATCTGAGTTCTATCTATCCTTAATTAGATCCTCGTTAGGAACATGTTTCAGATGTTTTGGTGAATAGGAGGCGATATGGTCCCGTTGACACCACTGCTTATAAGTGTGATAAGCAGTGTAGTTTTTCCAAGAGTAATTTGATGGATTTGTATTTGGAGAAACCTTTATCAGCTCTTGTGTCTAATAAAGAAGAGACTCAGTCAAGAATATTTTTTGATACTAAAACGAGAAGTTTTGTAGCTTAGAGCGCGGGTAGTGTTAATGAATAGACAGCTTGATTATTGGACGGTTTGTCTTTGTCTTTCAGTCAGGAAGAAACTCGTGGTTCTAGGTGTACTAGCGGAGGACATAACTTTTTGAGAACTATAGCGGATAAAACTCAAATGAAGGCCTGGAATGCAGTTAATTTTCCTTCGATTATTTGTGATGTTGGTTCTAAGTTCATGTCAGTGGCTAAGTTATTGAAAGCTAAAACTGGATCAGGCATGAAGTGGAGCTAATAAACACTCACTGAGTACTGCAGACTCTACTGAGCTGTTAACTAATTTGGGTATGTTCTGTCTCCCGGAGAAGATTAGACAGATATCAATTCGGCTCAGTTTGTTCAGTTTATAGCTTGACATGGCGGGCATGTGGTGTTCTGCATCAGGCCAAATTCCTCAGCCTATGATCAGGAATACTGGTCAGCTAACTAGAGTACCTTCTATAGTAAGTATCTGGAGAAAAAGGATATAGTTTATAATTTTGATCAGGTCATGAATGCGGGTTACATGGCTGATGTCATTGCTGACCATTTTAACTTACCTTCTGCTTCTTTTGATCCTGTTCCCGTTCCTGAGAAGGGTGAAGAGATGGAGTGGTATAAAGCCCTGGCGCGTAAAGTCAAAGAGTTGGATCCTGCTAGAACAGATGACGACATCAATCTCCAGACTCAATCTTTTATGACGCTCTTTGGAGGTGATCCCCTTTATTTGTGAAATTTTTACATTCTTTATAAGGGGACATTGGAAGAGTTCTAGGAGGATAAAGCTAGAGCAGGCAGCACTGTGGCAGATTTATTTTTAGCTTTGAAGGCTGATGTTTGTGGAAAGTCAATCTATTTATTTAACGATTCCCATTACTACATCCCCGAAAAAGAAATGAAAAATTTGAACTCTTCAGTTTTGATCACCGGTAATTAGTATAGTCCTTAGATTGGCGAATATTAGTATCCTCATGGTGAAGGTACTTTCACTGTTTATTGGAAAGGTGTGGAATAGTACGTTGCCTCCACCCCCAGTGCGGCCGGTAAAGCTTATGTTCACCCCAATGTCTAGGTGGTTTCCGAGAAGAGTTTTAGGATTAATTTCGGTTGGTTTGAATGTTTTTATGCTTTTTACTTCAACTCAAACTCTTATACCTGCCATATAATTTAGGATTGTGGCAGCA